CGTTTAAATACTTCGTCGGATATTGTTGTGGTTCCTTCAATCTCGATAATATCTTCTTCGTCTATTTCTTCGTCTTCGTTACTCTCAAATAAATCTTCATAGTTTTGAAGTAGCTTAATTCTATAGTTTAGGTAACCTTCTAAAATTGGATAGGCTTCACAAAATAACATTTCCTCAATCTCGGTACATTTACTTTCAAAATCTTCAAAGCCTAAAATTACAGAAACTATTTTTGTGATGTTTTGGATAGGTATCTTTTCGGTGGTGAAAAATTCATTATCTATAAATGCCCCAAACTTTAATTTATTGTATTTAATTTCGGACTTCTTAAAAGTTGGCGCAGTATCTAACCATTTAAAGTCGTTAATTATTTGTTCTAGTTCATCCTCGTTTATATCCTCATAGTTTTCACCACTAAGAATCGAAGCACGCTCTAGAAGTATTTCAGTAGGGGTTAAATCTTCGCTTTCTAAATCTAAGATTTCCAAGTATTCCCCTACTAAAATAGTATTCCAATTAATCAATCTTTGCACTTTCTAAAGCCTTTAAAGTTCGTTGTGCTAAAATAGAAATGTAAGGAGTTGCAACGCTCGCTTTGATATGTTCTCTAAATAATTTCGCTTTGTGTTCTAAGTGTGCAGATACAAAGTGTTCGTTATTGGTTAACTCAACATCTTTAAATACACAAGCCATGATATGACTAGGGTAATGCTCACCGCCTTTTTTAGCATACCTTTCAATTTCAATAATAGATTTCGTTTTGAATTTAAACTCTTCCCCCTCATTGTAAGCTACGTATTTACGCCCGTTAATTTCAAAACTTGGTATCAATTCAGTGTCACTCATTCTCATAACGTTAAACTGTTTAATGAAGTCTACCAATTCCGTTTCATCCATTTCATCTAAAACGTTTTCATCGATTCCAAGCAACTGAAATATTTTGATGTACTGTTCTAGTTTGCCTATTTCATCATTTTGCAAGATGTTAAAAATCTTTTCAAATTCATTTAGCGTTATTTCATCCGCTTCATTTCTTAACTCAATTCCTTTTACTACTATCATACTGTTAATTTTTGCACAAATATAAACATTTTCCAATAATTTTATGAAGTTACCGATTTATAAATTATCAATAGACGACCTCGACTGTGAAGATGGGGAATACTTAGGTACATTAGAGATTGCTAACACTTCAAATCCTGCTATTCAAATGAAAGGTATAGCCTTTTCTAATAACAAGCCTTTACATTTTGCGGATGAATTAAAAATGCGTATAGCTTCACCCGTTCTTTTACCTTCAAAAATATACAGACGTGACGAAGCAACAAATGAAGAGTACTATGTTGAAGTAACTCCGAAAGTTGTTGAACAAATGTTTGTGAAATTCATGAAAGACCGAGCAGGAAAAGACATTTTCAACGTGGAACATGACGAATCAAAAAGAGTTCCTTCCTATATCCTTGAAACGTGGCTAATAGAACAACCTAAACTCGATAAGTCGTACACAACTTATGGTTTAGAATGTCCTGAGAAAACATGGTTTGCAGTTCAGCAATTTACAGACCGTAAAGCATACGATAAATGCGTAGAAAACGGACAAACGGGGTTTTCTATTCATGGCGATGGAGCGTTAAAACTTTCAAAAATTAATCCAAAAATAAATATGAAAAAGAAAAAAATGTTTGTCGCAAAATTCAGTGAAGCAACGGACACGGAAAGCGGTGAAGTAGTCGTTTCTGTAGATGCTTTAGAAGAAGGGGCGGAGGTTGTAGTCTTAGATGACACATTGAAACCAATTGAAGACTTTAGCGGTGACGTTGTTATTGACGACCAAACTGTATCTATTGAAAGTGGGAAAATTACTGCAATGGTAGCACCAACAGAAGACTTAGAAATGGCAGAAGAAAAGCCTTTAGATGTTGAAGTCGAAATGACAGAAGTTGTTGAAGAAGTTGAAATGTCGGAAGAAGTTGTTGAAGAAGTTGAAATGGCAGAAGAGCCAGTAAACGGTGCAATGACAGAAGAGCAAGTTTTAGCAGTTATCCAACCAAAGCTAGATGAGATTTACAAAATGATTGCAGACTTGAAAGTCACTGAAACTATGGATGAAGTAACATTCAAAGAAGAAGAGCCTAGCAAAGTGGCGGTACAAATGTCAAAATTAGAACAATTAAGAAAGTTAACAAACAAATAAAAACAAAAACAAAATGAGTAGAAAATTATTATTTGCAATGGACACTACGGCTAACGCCTTATTGCAAGCAAATCCTAAAGAATTTTATGCAAAAGCATTACTAGGTAATACATCTAGTCAACAATTCAGACAAATCTTAGGAGTTAAAGAAAAAACAAAGATTGGTTCTTTGTCATTTGGAAATGTATTAACAGAAGCTGACTGTGATTTTGTTGCGTCAAACTCTGATTTAGATGCTAAAACATTTGAGCCGTGTAAAATTGCTTTGAATGTGGAAATTTGTCAATTTGAAATAGAGCAATCTTTCTTAGCTGATTGGATGAAAACTGGTTCAAACGGTGACTTTATGCCAGCTGATTTTGCATCACATTTTTATGACCAATTAGCATTGACTGTTAATCAAAACTTGGAATACTTAACTTGGCAAGGTGATACAGACATCGTAGTTGATTCACTAAATCCAACATCTGACGATTACCTTGCTTTGTGTGATGGTTTAATCAAACAATTGTGTAGAGAAAACTTAGAAGCATCTCAAGAAATTGCAGGTACTACAGTAACAAGTTCAAACGTTATTGCAGAATTAACGAAAGTTTACAATGTAATTCCTAAAGCTTTGAAATCTCGTAAATCTGAGGTTAAATGGTTCGTTTCTCAAGACATTGCAGACGCTTATGTTTTGGCTGTAGCAACTCAAAACTTCTTGGAATACACAACTGGAGAAGCTCAATTGAAATTCTTAGGTTACCAATTAGTTGTTGGTGTTGGAATGCCTGACAGTACTCAAACATTGTCTTTACAAAACAATTATATCTTTATTGCTGATATGATTTCTGACCCAACAGACATAACAACAATCGACATGAAACAAACTACAGGAGATAGAAAAATCCGTGCAATTTCTGATTTTAAAATCGGTTACGGTATTTTGAATCCTACTGAATGGGTTGTTTACGGTTTGACTTGTACCGCATAATAAATTAAATAGGGAGCGTAAAACCTCCCTTATTTTTTCACATTAAAAACTTTATAAAATGGCTTGTGTCACACTAGAAGAAATCGCAAAAGACTGCGAAAGAAATAGCGGGGGACTTCACGAAGTTTTGTTTGGCGATATGGATAGCATCACAGCTATTACAGAAGCTAGTGCAACGTTTTCGGTTACTGCAATGACAGTTTCAGAAGCTCCGATTGATTTAAACATCAAAAGAAAAACATCGAATTACACAGACGAGGAAGCTCAAGACTTTACAAACGGAAGTACTACAGCAACTCAAACAATTAACTTAATGCTTCACAGACGTGACGCTACAAAATCAAGAGCGTTGAACATCTTAGGAGCAGGGCAACGTTATTTGTATGCAATCGTTAAAGATGCAAACGGTATTTATTGGTACATTCCAAACTGTCAACGTCAAAATGTTGGGGAAGGTTCTGGAACAGAAAGAGCGGACGGTTCTAAGTATTCTGTAGTATTTATTGCTGAAAATGATTCTTTAGCTTACACAATCTCAAGTGCAATCGTTGCAACATTGAAAGCGGTATCATAAAAAATAGCTTACTACTATGAATTAAGGTTGTGTATTATTGCACAACCTTTTTTTTATTCCAATAATTTTATGATATACATTGAAAAGAACATTGAAAGTACGGTTGCCCTAACATTGGGTGACAGTTCGCTTTTAATCAATCCTTATTTTCTTTTTGAAATCATAAACAATTTTACATTAGAAAGTTTTTTTATATCATACCCTGACTTAAGCGGTTATCCTGAAAGATATTCTCTTTTTCATTTTGATTTAGATATAGCAAAAGGGGAGTACACTTACAACGTGTATGAATCAGAAACACCCAACCCAACAGAATTAAGTGATACAACTGAAATACTTATTGAAACGGGTATTATGATTGTAAATGATGACACGGTATTAACTACAGATATTTATTTATGAAATTATTCGGTATTCAATTCGGTAATACGCCAACAGTAAGGACAGAGCCACAAGCGTTTTCTAGTCCATTTCAAAAGATTGGTAAAGGTAATTTAACTTTACCTTTTATTACTTCGGCACATCAATCGAAAGGTGTCGTATTTTTTGGTTCAGACAATCTATTCCCTCAGACTTTAAATCAAATGTATTATACAAGTCCTATTCATGGGGCGATAATTGACTTTACAATTAAGGCTTGTATCGGTGGTGGTTTTGAAGTTGAAGGATTAGTAACAGGAAAAGACAAAGTAGATTTTGAAGTGTTTAAAAGCAGACATAAAATAGGTAAACTTTTAAAGCAAACAACTAGAGATAAGAAGATGCACAACCGAGTACATTTATTATTTAAGTATTCCGATAGCGGTAAGTTCTTGAAAATGGAGCGTATCGACCCGAGTGCGATTAGATACCGTTTCGATGGTAACTACGAATACTCATGGGATTGGACAAGGTCAAGTGATAGACGTACAATAGAATGTTTCCACCCTTCAAAGATTGGCAAGGTCAAGGTGCTGAAAATGCTGGACGTGTTTTAGTCTTAACAGGTGACGGAATGGAAAATGTGCCTGATGTTGTACCAGTTACGTCCTCACAAAATGATAATCTTTTTTTAAATACCGCAAAAGAAATAAAAGAAAACATTTGTTTTGCTCACGAAATCAACCCTTCAATTATGGGAATTAAAGTACAGGGTTCTTTAGGCAACGCTCAAGAATTAGAAATGTCTTATTCTATTTTTGAAAAAAATGTAGTTTTCCCAATGCGCGAAGATATGGAGGAAATGTTTGACGAGCTATTACAGATTTTAGGTATCAAAGGTAATTTTAAAATAAACGAATTTAAGATTTTAGAAAGTGGCGCAGTAGTTAAAAACGAAACACCCCCAGCAGTATGATATATTTTGTCACAGAAGCTTATTTAAAAGCTAACACACCAATTACACAAAATGTAAGTGCAACGGATGTAATGCCTTATATTGCGCCCGTGTGTTCTAGTTGGGTGCAAAATATACTAGGCACTTATTTCTTTAAAGATTTACTTACTAAATTTAACGCTCAAACATTATCGAGCGATGAGGAGTTGTTAGTCGATAAGATGAAACCAGCGATTGCGTGGAGAAGTGCTAGTGATTGTGTAATAGGATTGACGTATCAATTAAAAAACAAAGGACTTCAAAAACAAAACGGGGATAATTCGGAATCAGTTGAATTAAATGAAGCGCAATTTGTAACGAAACACTACGAACAAAAAGCCGAATTTTACGAATCAATGCTAAGAAAGTACTTAATCATAAACAAAGATTTGTATTCTAAGTACACAAGCAAATTGAATAATGATAGCGAACTACCACCACAAACAGACGACAATTTTAACACAGATATAATGTTTATTTAAGATGGCTACAAAAATTTATAAAAAAGGTAATTATATCTATGTTGTTGACGGCTTGTTTGTTCAAAAGACTGGGAGTGCCAAAGTAGAAATAAGAGAAAACGAAAGTAATACAAACGTTTATGATGTATTGTTTAGTGGTGCTTTAATTGGAACGTATGCTTTTGCTGACATTTTAGATATTGACGGCAACCCTTATTCAAGTGTTCAAGTTTGGGAAGATTACGCAGACGACAACACAAATTTTAATCCAGCTACTGCTCAAAGTGTCGAAGTATTAGCTGACATCGTAGACACAAAATTAAACGGTGCGGACGGAAGTTTTTTACTTGTAAATTCTGTTACTGATTTACCAACTGCGGTTGCAAACGTAATTACTCTTTTAGCAAATGTAACGTATTACTTTACTACTACAGTCGACTTGTTAGGGGATAGGATTGTTTGTGGCGCAAATACGGTTATATTGGGTGCAAGTTCTGAAAACTGTATTTTAAAATCTACGGGATTAAGTTCATCTACTGCATTAATTACTTCGGTTTATTCTTTGCCAATTCGTAATATAACTTTTACACATGGGACTGTTTTAAATCTCGATGGTGACGGAACAACTACGGCTATAGATTGGTTTGGTGTAAACTTTACAGATTGCGCAACTGTTGGAACGATTAAAGATTACACAAACGTAATTATAGGGGATAGTGCTTTTTTAAATTCCGCTAACTTAACGCTAGATGGTACGATTGGAACAGTAGGATTCAATAATACTTTATTCGATGGTAGAACTTCGCAAACAACAATTATAGTTCCATCTACTGCAAACATTACTAGACGTTTTAGAATTATTTATTCGTCATTTATTACATTAAGTGGAGAAACTGGTATTAACTTTTCAACTAGTGCAACTATTTCAGATGAAAGATACATACTAGACACCGTTAACTTTTCGGGAGGAGGTACTTATTTAACTGGAGTTACTGAAATAAGTAATAAATCTTTGTTTAGTAATTGCGTAGGTATAACAAACACGGCTGTAAATGGTCAATTATACATGCAAAATAACGCAACTGCTACTACTGTAAGTGCATCAAATACATTTTATAAAGTTTTAGGCACAACAACTGCTAGTGCCGATAACTCAAAAGTATCACATTCTAACAATAGATTAACTATTGACGCTACAATAACTAGGAAGTATTTAATACAATGCGTATTATCTTTCTCTAGTGGTGCTACTCATGTGTGTGAGTTCGGGTTTTACGATAGTAAACTAGGAGCGGTTAGAACACCATCTAAAACCAAGTCAACGGCTAACACGGGAGGACGTGCAGAAAATGTATCTTTTGCTTGTGTTGTTCAATTTACGGCTGGCGATTACTTAGAAATTCATTGCGCTAATAATACATCAGCGCAAAATATAACAGTATCAGATATGAACTTTATAATAACTGAAATTAAATGATAAGTTTTACAAACGTAGTTTCTGTTT